TGTTACCGCTAGTTGTGGGTGGTTTAACGATAACGTGTGAGGATAATATGGAGTTAATGAAACGTTATCCTGACAACTATTTTGATTTAGCGATAGTTGACCCGCCTTATGGTATTGATGCTGATAATAAAAACAATGGTAAAAATAGCGATAGACACGAAAAAACATCTAAAGCCAAAATAAATACCTATAAAAAAACTAATTGGGATTCCGACATACCTAATGATGATTATTTTAATGAATTATTTAGAGTAAGTAAAAAACAAATTATTTGGGGCGCAAATTATTTTGGATTAGTTGGAGGGATGATTTATTGGCATAAAAATGTAACGATGCCGACTTACAGCACAGGAGAACTTGCGTGGGTTAGTTGGATGAATAAATTAAACTTTGTCGATATAGCGTGGCACGGAATGATACAACACGATATGAAAAATAAAGAAAACAGAATACATCCAACACAAAAACCTGTACAACTGTATAAGTGGCTATTAAAAAACTACGCTCAAGAAGGTTTTAAAATCATTGACACACATCTTGGAAGTGGTAGCCACGCAATAGCAATTGAAGAAATGAATAGGTTTGAAAAAATGAACTTAACATTAACCGCTTGTGAAATTGACAAAGAATATTTCACAGATACAACAAATAGAATTATCAACCACGTTGCGCAACAATCGTTATTTTGAAAACGAAATATAGCAATTAGCGGTAACGTCGATTTATTGTGCTTGTAGCGAACTGAAACAAGACAATTTATCGGAGTAAAGACAAATAATAACAAAGAAAAAACACTAATTAAATTAAACCAAAATCTAGCTATAAGTACAATATATTGTTGTAGGTAGGTTTTTTAAAATCACTAATATGAATGCAAAAGAAGAAGCTTTAGAAATAAGAAATAAATTCGTAGAGCCTACAAAAGTTCCTAATATAAAAGGTATTTGGGTTGAAGATTTGTCAGGGGCAAAACAATGTTCTATAATATTAGTCAATGAGGTTTTGAGAGTTTTAGAAAATGAATTATTAGAACTATACAGTCAAGCCAGAACTTGTGACATAAATAAAAATATGCAAAATCATTACTTAAAAGTAAAAGAGGAAGTAGAAAAACTACCTGCGTAACTTTGGCGACAAAGTTGAGCAAACTTACCTACAACTTCTATATGTATTTTTATTAAAACAAATCAACAAAATCAACATCTAACACTATGGATATTCGAAAATGGTACGATAAGTATTCGATAGACATTCAATTAGTTTATAATTCGGATGCCACAAGAAAAAACTACAAATCACAAGTTTGGTGTTTCTTAAATAGTTTTAAAAATGAAGTAGAACCAAAAGCGATAGATAATGAAAAGATTAAACTTTGGCTTTTAGAAGCGGTTACTATTAATAGCAGAAAACACAGGCTTTGTGCGTTGAATTCTTTCTACAAAATTACAGTTGGAATGCCTTCTAAAATACAGAAGATTCCATATCCAAAAAGCGAAAAGAAATTACCAATTGTTTTATCACAGGAAGAAGTACAAAAAATGTTTTCGGTTTGCGAAAATCTAAAACACAAGGTGATTTTAAGTTTATTGTATTCTTGCGGATTGCGAGTTTCTGAACTGCTTAATTTGAAATGGAGCAATATTGATAGAAGTCGAATGATTATTAACGTCATCGCAGGAAAAGGGAATAAAGACCGTCAAGTAATGCTTGATGGTTCTTTGATCCCATTATTGGAAAAGTATTTTTACGAATACAAAACAAAGACTTATATTCTTTCCGGCCAATTTTCAGAGCAATATTCGGCCACAAGTGTAAATCAAGTAATGAAACAATTGGCAGAAAAAGCAGGAATCAATAAAAGAGTTTATACTCACTTAATGCGCCATAATTGCTTCACTCATCTTGTTGAAGCAGGAACTGATATAAATATTATCCAAAAATTGGCGGGTCATTCAAATGTTAAAACAACCTTGCTTTATACTCATATTTCACACAATTTAATTAGTAAAATTCAGTCTCCATTGGCTTCAATATCAATTTAAAAATGAAACAGCTAAAAAAACTTCAAACTTGGATAAGCGCTTATGAAAAGGCAAATGGGTTATTTCCTGAATCAAAAGTAATAAAATTGAAAATTAATGAGCTTCTAAAAGAGGGGGTAAAGGAATCTACTTCCAAGCAAATATTTTTCAGGGAGAGCCAATGGTCAGATTATAATACTTTGAGAAAGGATTTGGCAAAGGATGAAAAGTTTGTTCGTGACTATAAGGGAGTTGATTTAAAGGCTTATATTGAAGATGCCTTGGCTTGGTCAGAAAAAGGAAAGAAAAGCACGGATATGGGGTGGAAATTGACTTTGAAGAATTGGATGCGTAATGCAAAGAGAGATGGGAAATTGATAATGAAGCCAATACTAGAAAAAAAATTAACAGGACATATAAATTATTAGGTTTTTATTATATATTTGCAGAGTAGTTAACGGTCTGAAACCTTTGGTAAACTTAAAGGATTAGCCTTTGCATTGATTCCTCTCTTCAGACCAGAGGTTGATTTGTAAAGGCATTTTTATTTTAAAAACTATGACAAGACTTGAAAAATGTAAATTAGCAAAACAAAAAGGATTTACGTATGATGAAATTACTGGTAAAATATTTAATATAAATCATAACGAATGCAAAAGATTAAGAAATGGTTATATTTCATTTACTATTTGCTATAAAGGAAAAGAATATAATTTATATGGACATATTTTTGCTTGGTATTATAAACACAATATCATAGTTGATTTTTTAGACCATAAAAATAATATTAGAACCGATAATTCTATTGAAAATTTAAGAAGTGTTACTAGAGTTCAAAATAGTTTTAATAAAATAAATACTAAAGGGTATTATTTTGATAAATCAAGGAATAAATATGCGGCAGTTATTTGTATAAGTGGTAAACGAATACATTTAGGACGATTTGAGGTAGAAGAAGATGCTAGGAATGCTTATTTAGAGGCGAAAAAAATATACCATAAAATATGAAAAAAGGTTTTGAAATTCTTGACAATAATAACTCCAGAGAAAGCTTGTTGAAATACCGAGAAAACGGGGCGATACGTGGGAAGTTTTTAGGATTTCCTTTTTTAGATGAATATTATAGTATGTCACTTCCAGGATGCACAGACATAACTGGATTCCCTACTTCTGGAAAATCTGAATTTTGGTTGGAACTTCTATTGAACACTACTTTGTTTTACGGCTGGAAGCACTTAATGTATGTGCCTGATGTGGGAGATAAAAACGAAATTTTAGCAATATTGATTCATAAGGTTTCAGGAAAAACATTTGATAAAAGATATGTCAATTCCAATTATATTTCAGAACAAGAAGTTGACAAACATTTGGGGTGGATATTACATCATTTTAGAATTTTGACAAAAGTTGATTTAAAAGCAAAAATTTCTCCTTACGAATTTTGGGATATGGCAGCCAAAATGAATTATGAAACAGAAGGAGGAATACAGACTGCTACTATTGATAGTTGGAAGGATTTAAAACACGGTATTGGAATGGATGGAGAAAGTTTTGGTCGTGATGATAAATATTTGGAAGATGTTTTAAGTTATCGTAATGCAATGGCAGAACTTCATAAAATGCACTTTGGAACAATTATTCATCCTGTAAAAACAGAAGCAGATAAAGATGGTCAAAGAAAAGCTCCTACTCCTTATGACCTTAAAGGCGGAAGTGAATGGTACAATTCAGGAAAATGTATGATTACAGTTCATAGACAAAGTGGACATCCAAACGCAGTTGATATTATGATTACCAAAGCAAAGCCAAAAAGTGTTGCAAGTATTGGAAAAGTATCAATGTTTTTCGACAGAACATTGGCAAAGTTTTATTGGGAAGATGCTGGAGAGAAGATTTATGCAAATGATAAAAAAATAAAACCAAAAGCACTTTTAATTCACGAAGAACAATCTAATTTAGGATTTGAAGAAGAGGATGAAGGTTTCCCATTTTAAAAAATTAATCTATGAACAAACAAGAACAATCGCAAGCCAAATGGCATTTAGAATACGTAAAACAACAGCGAAAGTATTTTGATTATGCTGATACATCCCAATATCTATTGGAACAAAAAAAAGAGGATGATTTATTGTTGCTTCAAGATGCTTTTGTAGAATGGATAACAAAGTTAAAAAAAGAGGATGGGAGGAAAAAAGACTTGACCCAATTATTACAAAGCGTATGGCGTATTCAAAATTATTGCGGTACTTTGGAAACGGTTTGCAAATCTTCGGTTGCGAGAGTTGTTGAACTGAATAAAACAATTGAGAGATTAGATTCTGAAAAACGGCTTTTGGAATTAGAGATTAAACAAATGAAATCGAAACACGAATTAGAAAAAAATAGTCTTGGCAAAGAAATCGAGTTCCTCACAAAAAACGGCTAGTCCAGAGCAGATATATTTTGTTCATAAAAATGGAATTTTCATTTATCCAATATCAAAATATGGCTCTTGGTTTATCGAAGTTGACAACAATGGGAGAATACATCGATATGACAAAAAAGTGCCTGAAAAAGAATTAAACGATGCAATAGCAAAAACAATAATCTATTATTTTAACAAACTAAAAGAAAAAAAATGAAAGTAGTAATCGGAGGTGTTTATCAAGCGGAATCAGGAAATTATCTTAGGCTTGAATCAAAGGGAGAAATAATGTATAATTTCCTGTTGGTGGACGAAAATAATGTTCCAATTCCTGAAAAAAGGAACAAGTTTGGCCACGTAATTTTGAGGAGCCAAAGACAGTATTCGGAGGAAACAATGGCGAGTTTCAAATTAATAAAGCAATAAAGATGACACAGGAATTAACACAAGAGCAAAAAGATTTTAGATTGGATCAATTCACTTTGAATAATCAGTTTACATATTGGTTAGTAAAGGCAAAATGTCTTTGGAATTTGAAGGAAACGAACAAGAGGTACAATGAACTTCGATTAACTAACGACCACGCAACTGCAATGGAAACTTTGAAACGTAAAATGTTCGTTGTCGGACTAAAATAAAATAGATATGGGTACTGATTTAGTTCTAATAAAAGAAATTGTGATTCCTGATCCTCCACATAAATGGACAAATGTTTATAAGAAGGAGAAGTTTGATTCAAAAGGAAATTTAGTCACACACCAAGACTATTATTTGACGGCCAACTTGTTCTATTCAGACAGGAGTTCATTTCATATTACATCAAAGATAATTTACGAAACAAAAGAGTATTTACTTCCATTTCTTAAAGGACTTCCTGAATTGGAAAAGATGAGAACTGAAATGGTGTTTTATAATAAAAAGGATGTTGATTTAGATAATAGGTGGTTCTTTTTTTATAAACTAATTTTGGATATACTCAAAACACCTACAACCCGCCAAATTGAAAGAGCTTTGAAATATAAAAAGCCAATTATTAGTACAAATACGGTTTATGATGATAATACAAAGTATGTAGGTGGTTTTAAGTGTGATTTTGAGAAAGGAGAAAATAAAATAGTATTCAAAATTTTTGGCAGAGTTAAAAATACTCAAAAAGAGCTTGACTTGTTTTTTATATAAACTTTAATATATTTGCAGAGTAGTTTCGATCTCACATTAAGAAACTTAAAAGTTTAGCCTTTGCATTGAAGTCAAGAAGTGAGATCCTTGATAGATTTGTAAAGGCATTTTTAATTTTAAGTATTATGGATTACGGGAAGATTTTAGATTTAGAACCAATCAGATATTTCTGTGAATTTGACAAAATTTGGAAAATAGAGGAATGGCGAGATGTTTTTGGGTATGAAGGGCATTATCAGGTTTCTGATCTAGGAAGAATAAAAACTCTTAAATGTTGGCACGGAGAAGGTCATAAAATTTTAAAGCAAGGTGAAGATAGTAAGCGTTATAGGTATTTTACGCTTACATTAAATGGTGAAGAAAAAACAGGTAAGACACATAAATTAGTGGGTATAGCCTTTTTAAGTCACGTTCCTTGTGGATATAAATTTGTAGTAAATCATAAAAATTTCATAAAAACAGATAACAGAAAATTAAATTTAGAGATTGTTACTCACAGAGAAAATACTAATAAAAAACACATAAAAAGTAGTTCTAAGTATGTTGGAGTTTGTTGGAATAAAAAAGCTAACAAATGGCAGTCAGAAATTAGAATAAACGGTAAAGCAAAATATTTAGGACTTTTCAATATTGAGGTAGAGGCATCAGAAGCTTATCAAGAAGCATTAAATACGTTAACAATTTAAAACAATTATAAAAATGGCAGAATTAAGTTTAGAACAAAAGGAAAAGATTAAAGAGGTAATTTCATATTTATCGGATGTTCGAGTAGAAGCGATAAACGAGGAAATAGAGTTGAAGGATGGACTCGGATTAGATTCATTGGACATAGTGGAAATGATGATGAAGTTTGAAGAGTCTTTCGATTGCAACATTCCTGATGAAGATTATGAACACGTAAAGACCGTGAATGATATTTTCAAGGTGGTGCAAAATAGAGTAAATTAAAAACTAGTAATATGAACAAAAAACTTGAATTAAAGAGCTTTGACTTACAGAAAGTAAGTTTCAATGCAAAAAAAGGATTAATTGTAGATTTCTATGATGTGAACAGTCCTAATGACCTTTGGAATTGTGATTCAGATTCACAACCTCACGAAGATTACCTGACAGGATTAGACGCCTTGAAAGAAGTGTTTGCTTATTCCGTTGGATTGAATAACGGCTGGGAATTTGCAAGGGAAAACAACCGTAAAAATGAGGAAGCCTTGAAAAAATCAATTCAGTCTTGGAATGACGAAATCGAAAGATTTACCATCAAGGGAATGACGGTTGTAGGTAATGGAGATTCAAGAGGAATCAAAATTTCAGGTTCATTGAAAACAGACCTTGGAGTGGTGGGATTATCTTCTCCAATTGTACGATTTGATGCTTTTGTGACGAACTCAATTGACGAAGATGTGATGATTGGAGATTTGGCAGAAACGGCTTTCAACAAGATTCAGGAAGAAGTTTGGGGTTTCATTTTCAAAGGTAAAAGAGGTGGAGAGCTGTTCCCTGCTGAAACGGTAGAAAGTGGATTGAATGGGGTTCCAAAGATGATGAAAGTTGGGTAATTTTAAGCAACGAGTTTGCAAGTTGTCGGGAGTTGTGTGGAAGCAATACAACTCCCTCCAGAAATGTAACTGTGAGGAATGCCAAAAGTTGCCAAAGAAAGTTACCGTAAAAAAATCATACGCTATTCCACAAGTTTCTGAAAAGCGAAAAGAGGTTAACAAGATTTATGAAAAAGTAAGGATTGAAGTTCTAACAGAAGCCAAGTTCAAATGTTTTATAGATGGATGTACAAATGTAGCCAATACCATAGAGCATTCAGCAGGAAGGATAGGTTTCTACGATGAACAAGCACGTTACGACAATATTCCGTTACTGATAGATAAACGTTTCTTAAAAGCGTGTTGTTTGCATCACAATGGAGAATTAGAAAACAACCCAGAATTATCCAAAAAATATCAATTAAGTAAAATTCACGGAGGTAAGAAATTATGAATGAAAAAGAACTTTTAGAATTAGGATTTATAAACACTTCTTATGAGGAAGATGGTATTTCATTTACTGAATTTACATTAACAACTGAAAAGTTTAAAATTGAAATATCAGGAATAAACTTGGTAGAAATTCATTTTTTAGTTATTGGATGGGTTGATGTTCCAAACTGTAAAACAATAGAAGATTTAAAACAATTAATCAGATTATTTGAATAACAATTAAAACAAAAAACAATGAACAGATTAGAAATTATTGGTCATATCGGAAACGATGCCGAAATAAAGGATTTAGGAACAAATCAGGTTATCAATTTTTCGGTAGCTGTTTCAGAATCATACACGAATAAGCAAAACGAAAAAGTAACTACTACAATGTGGTTTGAGTGCGCTAAATGGGGTAATAGTACAGCTATTGCACAATACCTTAAAAAAGGTACGCAAGTATATGTAAGTGGAAAACCTAACAACAGGGGATGGGTAAATGAGCAAGGAGAAGCAAAAATAGTAAACGGTATAACCGTGTTTGATATTCAGTTGTTGGGTTCAAAACAAGAATCTACACAAAGTAATGCTGCTGATACTGCTCCTGCAAATACGGCACAAACTCAAACTAATCCTGCTCAAATGGGTGGGCCACTTCCAGGAGAAGAAGAAGATTCAGGTTTGCCGTTCTAAAATCACATATTGAAATTAAATTCCAACTCCTAATCGGGTTGGTTTTTTTATATATAAATAAAAATTAAAAATAAGTAAACAAAAGTTTGTTTTATAAGAAACGTATGTTTACATTTGAAAAATAAATTTTAAACAAATAATTATGGGAACTGGAAAAGTTACTAACAATGAAGTGCTATTAGATTTTGATAATGTGATAGCTATAATGGCGAAGCGAGGAGTAAAGAAGAATTTCAATAGTATTTCTGCTGAAATTGACATTACTACGGTTGGTATTCGCAAATGGAGGAATAAAGCTCCAGAAGTAGTTCGTGTTATTCATCACTTTTTGAAGGATAATATGTTGGAGTGGGATGATTTGGTTAAGGAAATAAAACCTTAAAACTTTGAGTATGGCAACTGAATTTGAAATTATTGAAGGCGCACCTCTTTCTGATTATTTGCAAGGTATAATGGACTTTAAACAGAAAGCAATCGAAAGTGATATAAAAGCAAAATCAAAATTTGTTTCTGATAGAAAAGACCCAAATTTTGATTTACCGTTGTCTAACCTTTACAAAGAGTATTAGTATGAGCAAAGATTTATTTCACAACTATTTATTGAGGATTTATTATGAAGAAAATTTGATAGGAAGAACAGGTTATGACATTCCATTTGAGTTTCTTTATAATGATGAACTGGAAGAAATTAACAACTCATTTGGATTTGCAGTTTTCAAATTAAGATATTCAATTGAGGTATTTATTCAGAAATTAGTAGAAAAATTAAAACAATAAAAAACAAGTAAAATGGAAAAACAA